AAGTGGTACAGTAAAGCAAATCCACAGATCCATCCAACAAAAGGTCGCCATCCACCCTTGAACAAGCTACCAGAAGCCGCTTCAGCTTTGTTAATCTCCAACTGAGCAAGCAATGCCTGCTGCGCGTGGGTGTCGGACATGGTCGCTATCTCATGCGCCAGCTTGGCTTTCATGTCAGAGTCAGGAATAACCTTGTCAAGAATGCTACTTACAGGGCCAATGAGGCTTGCGATTAAACTCATTTCTTTTTCTTCAACACTGTCGTTAAGGTTTTAGCTTGACCAGCATGTAGCTTGGATGCTTTCTTTAAACCCTTTATAACTTTTTTAATTTTCTTGTCAGACATTATCTATCCCCCTGTTCTTTCTCATACGTTATAGAAGCTTTTTTGTCAGCCTTTGCGGAGTATGCATTGAACCCCATGAAGGCTGCAACAACTCCGCTGGCCGCAATAACATAAACGGATGCTATATCGGTAATAAGTGCGGCGGCTTTGTCAAACCCCAAGACAGACGCCAGTAGTATTATTAAAGGATACAACAACATCCCTGCTAGTGCGAACCCTGTATAGCGCCGTTCAGCGTTGCGCTTTAGGTCTTCGTCATCGATTCTTTTGCGCCGGTCATCTAACTCAAGCAAAGCCCATTCATTTCTCTCGATGGCCCCGCTGTTATTTACATCCGCCCGTGTAAATTCATCCATTACCTATTACTCCCTGCCCACAATGCCGCGCCCCAAATCAGACCGCCTGTACCC